GATCCAGTTGACGGTTGGATTTATGTAGCAGGACAAAGCGACGGAATTGAAAATGCCACTTACCCCTACAGGCAAGCCACACTGACCAAAATTGATCCCGCTAACGGCAGTTATGATTGGCACAAAGTCTATGACTTTGGTTATGACAGTGCCAGTGCTGTAGTTGATGTGGACTCCAGTGGCAATCCCATTATGGTTGGCTATGTGGACGTTGGTGGTAACAGCAACGAATCATATCTGGCCGTTACCAAGATCAACAAGACCGATGGCTCAGTCACATGGTCAAGAAAATTAGATGGGCAGGCTGACGAACAAGCCTACGGCATGGCAGTTGGTCCCAACGATGAAGTGGTGGCTGTGGGTTATATGAGTCAATTTGGTGTAGTTGATGGAGTGGCAACCTTGTACGCTGACAACAATCCCAACTGGACCGGTGGCAGTACAACAGCATCTACTGGTGGTGTAACCTTTAGTGTTACGGTTACTGCCGGAGTTGCTACATTCAGCAACATCAGTGATACATGGGGCAATCGATCTGTAGATGAAGTGATTGCCACAATTGATGGTCAGGTGTTTGGTGGAGAAATGGGCATAGACGATATGGTTGTCAAAGTTGGCACACTGGCTGCTAATGATACAGACGATCGCATAGTGGTTGTCAAGTACAACAGCGCAGGAGCAATACAGTGGCAAAAGGCCATACAGTTTGACTCTGGCTTTGACTGTACGGGAGCAGACGCTGACATTGACAGCCAGGGTAATGTTTATATTTGCGGACAATATGAAATTGATCCCGGTGGCAATGGCATGGCTCTGATTAAATTTAACAGTGCTGGTGTCAAACAATGGAGTCGTCGTGTAGTGGGCGACTGTATCTCAGTTGCTACCAGCATAGTAGTTGGACCCGATGACAAACTTTACATATCAGGAGTAAATGGCAACGTCATTACGGAGACGTTTGTCTGGGTAGTGGCCAAATACAGTCTCGATGGCTTAGTAGAATGGCAACGATTTGTGGAAAACACCACTACTTGGACATTTAGTGGACAGCTTTTCAACAATAGTGCCGGCGGCAGTAACCTAGCAGTGAGACAGGACTATGTGGCACTGGCTGGTGGATTTGGCGATCTCGATTCCAGCGAGCAGATTTATGCCACACTGGTACAAGTTCCAGCCACAGGCAGTGTGTTCACAGTGGGCAACTGGGACTTCAAAGCCGCAACCCTCAGCGGTGTACTCAACAGTTCAGCCAGTGACATTACAGTGATTGATGCTGGTCTAACTAATTCAGACAATGCTGGCGCAATAGAAGTTGGCACAATCGGTGCTGGTGATACAGAAGTTGGCAACTTTCTAATAGGTACATTATATACAGCACCTGGTGGCAACGACAGTTTGGTCAACGGTGGACAAAGTCTAGTATTAGAATCAACTGGTACTTTAACATTACCTCAGGGCGGTACTATCACAGAAGGGTATGTTACCAGCAATCCCACTATTCAACTTACACCAGCAAGCCCCTCAGTGGCCAGCCAGAAGTTGGTGATCAAAGGCGGTGGTTCGTACTCAAACACAGAAAACGGTATTTACTTATCCACCTATAACATTACTTGGGCAGTGTCTGATACTGTTGAATTTAATGTGTATGATCCAACCCGTACTAATGAAACGCTCTACTGGTGGATTGTGCCTGAAGGTGCCGGCATATCCACAACAATGTCGGGTACAGTGACATTGGATGGCATCGGTGACGGTACTTTTACTTTTACATTAGACAGTGATGCTTATGAATTTAGAGTGCGTGTATCACCTGAAGACAACAACTACGACCCTAATAATACAGGTGTTGAATCAGTATTGATCAACGGTGACGAACCCACCTTTGAAGGTGAGCATCACTTACACTTGACCACAGGTGATTTGACAGAGACCAGTATATTCTTGGGCACTGACGATCACAATGTTCGCACTACCACTAACGGTAAAATACAAATAACCACTCCTAATACTGTGAATAAGGTTTGGGAGTTTGACACAGCGGGCACAATAACATTGCCACAAGGTGGCGTTATCAGTGAAACCTATGCCAACGACGGTCACAGTATTTTACTAACACCATATGCTGGCTTAGGAAACAATCCTGACATGGCAGTGAAAATATATCCAACATTTAACGATGACGATCACATACACATCACCGCGGGCAATCCTGCTACAGTTGACTTATTCTTGGGTGATGATGATCAGTATGTTAAGATTGAAGCCGACGGTGGCAATATTGTTATCAGTGCTGATGACCCTGCGGATGTCAAATGGACATTTGGCACAAACGGTAAATTGAGTAAGTTGGGCGGCGTGACATTGACAGCCGGGGGACAATTTAATATTTGTACTATCGTTAACCCAGGCAGTGGATATACTGGCGACGATCCGCTACCGGCCACAACAACAACAACTGGCAACGGCACTGGAATGACAGTGAACTTTGGCTATGGCATAGCGGGTCAATTGACCAGTGTTGATGTAAGCAATCCCGGCACAGGCTATGTCAACGGTGATGTTATAAGTGTGGCCGGCGGCTCTGGCAACTTTATATTGACTCAATACAATGTTCTGGGCAATCAAGCCAACAGCAATTTTGCCCAGTCTGAATGGACATTTTCCCCAGATGGCGGATTAACATTCCCCAACAGCACAGTACAGACCACTGCTTATACTGGTATCACCACAGTGGCCAAGACTGGCACTATTCCAGCCACAGTAGGCACCAGATTGGTAACAGGGTTTACTATAGAACCCACTTATGACGCCGGTTGGGTCAACTCATACAGCGTTTCTATCGCTGGTTTTTCATGCGATATCAATTTCCCCAGCGCAGGCAATCCAGTATTTGGCAACATTGTAGACACTGCGGGTAACAGAACAGTGGGAGATATATTGACCACAGTACTGGCTTCCAACATTGGTGGCACAGTTGACATGGTTCTCAAAGTGGGAGCAGTGTCTGAGATTGTTGTGGCCACAGCCATAGACCTAACTAAATCCGTCAACAAACTAACTGACGGTGTTTACACACTGGCCAACGGTGTAGAAGGGCAGATCATGTATCTAGTGGCACAAAATGGTGTTGTTGAGGCCAACGTAAGTGTATTAGTTGCCAATAGTCGTAATATAGGCGTTGGCACGTTGTCGCCATTCAGCGTATACGACAATTCTGATGATAGTTATTATGATAATATTGGTGGCATCTGTACTTTAATCTTTACAGACGGTGCTTGGCAACAAAGTGGCGGAGCGTGGGGTACCCCAACTTAACGATAAATATACTAAAGAGAACATATTATGGCCAGACAAGAAATTAATTTAGGATCATACGCAAACGACGGAACCGGTGACGATTTACGTACCGCCTTTGAAAAAGTAAATGCAAACTTTTTGCAAGTATATAATAATATCCTTGACACTAGTGCAACTAACGTAGGACCTACAACTGGGAATATTGGTAAATTATTTGCTCAAAAAAATGTCAATAGCCTAGATTTAGAATTTAGAACATTAACAAGTATAGATAATACTGTAGCAATTACTCAAAATTCTACTACAGTTAATTTAGAGTCAACTGCTAAAGTAGAAAGTGATACTGATCCTGTACTAGGTGGAAATTTAAATCTTAATGGATTTGATATTATAGACGATTCTGCAGGATTCACTAGTAGTATTAATGTTCCTATTTTTGGAATTAGCGTTCCTATAATGAATTCTTTACTAGAACTATTACTAGTGTCAAACGGCGTGTCGGTAGACATGGGCGGTATTAGAGAGGATTTGCAAGCTGGATGGAACGGCACTACTGGGTCATCTCTTGATTTAGGCTATTTTACTGGTATAACATACCCAAACAATAATTTAGATTTTGGCCAATTCAATTAAGTATTTTTGCCATAAATACTTAAAACGGGACAATGTATGGCATTAAATGTATGGACACAGCCTTCCGGCTACTCATTTGGACTAGTTCAAGAAAAGGTTACAATTAGCCTTAGCTTGCCAACGAGTAACGATAGCGGTGTTACTTATCAGATTATTTCCGGAGCATTACCTCGAGGATTAACTATTCAAGGCAATAGTATCGTAGGAACACCTTTTGAAGTTAGTAGGATTACAGATTATGATTTCTGCATACGTGCCAGAAACTCCACAGGACAATTTTCCGATCGCACTTATAAAATAAGTGTTGACGGAGCAGATGTACCAGTTATAACTACACCTGCAGGCACACTGGCAATTGGTCAATATCAACAATTTTTTGTCTTAGATGGTACATTTGTCGATTATCAAATTCAAGCATTTGATCAAGATACAACTGCTGGACAAGCCCTAACATATTTTATTGCGGCCGACGACGGCATACTACCTCCGGGATTAGTATTAACTGATTCAGGAAAAATCACAGGATTCATACAACCTTCAATTGCCCTAAGACCAGAAGATGGTACTGGTACCTTTGACAATAGTTATTACGATGCCTACGCTTACGATTTTGCAGTAAGGCCCTCAAATGGTTATGACAGTTTTTTCTATGGCAGTGTATTTTATGACTATAGTATTGCTACTGCACAGCCTAAAAAATTAAATCGTATTTTTGAATTTACAGTTACCGTTACAGACGGTGACAGTGTTATAAAAAGAACTTTTAAAATTTACGTAGTAGGTGATGATTATTTCCGCGCTGACAATACTCGCGTGTTAGACGAGGGATTGTTTACTGCTGACGTAACTTACTTAAGATCACCTATTTGGCTCACTGCTAGTGATTTAGGAACTTATAGAGCCAACAACTATGTTACTCTAGTACTTGACACATACGATACTGAAAATGTAATTTATAATTTTGAACAAGTAAATGCTGATATTACTACAGCAACTTTAAGATTAAGCGAACCCGATAATGTTCAATTTGGCAATAAAGTTACTATTGTTAACCCAAGTAGTACTCCGGTATACGGCCAATATTTAACATTTGCCAATGAGATTTTTGTTAGCGGTGTGGACACTAGTAAAGTGTATCAAATTAATCTTGTTGCATCATTAGGCAATGGTCGTTATAGATTAACGTTAACTGAAAACTTAACAGTTAGTATTCCGGACGGAATTGAATTCTTCATAGGTTCGTTAAGTACTATACCGCCAGGATTATCATTTGATATTCCTACAGCTGAGCTATATGGAGTTGTTCCATACCAGCCTGCTATTACTAAAACATATACATTTACAGTCACAGCCAAGAGATTGAGTGACAATACAGAAACTGTTAAATCTGCAAGAAAATTTACAATTGATATTATCGGTGAGATCGACAGCGTTATCACATGGAATACCAATACTAATCTCGGTTCGGTTGATGCAAACTATGTATCAACATTAAGCGTAAACGCATCCAGTACTATTCCAAATGCGCTTATATTGTATTACTTAGAATATTTTAAAACAGTAGGTGGTAGCGGCAACGGAACTATCGCAACTGTTTATTTTGAAAATCAATCTGTTGCTCCATTTAGAGTGGGACAATTCGTGTTAGTCGCCAACGTAATTCCAAATGGTTACAACGGTCTACATCAAGTTATATCAACAACTACAGACAGCATAAGTTTTTATAGCACTACACAAGGAGACCATACATCTCCGGGAACAGTTAATTTAAATAGTTTACCGCCAGGGCTAAGTTTAGATTTAAGCGGAGAAATTGTAGGCAAAGTAAATCAATTTGGTGACGGCACTACCATCGGCTTAACTAGATTTTTTGATCAAGCAAATCCATCTGCTCCTAAAATTTTTACAACCTTTGACAACGGTATAACCACTATTGATAGAGTTTATACATTTACAGTAGAAGCTCGAGATCAGTTTGGATTAAGTTCAACTAAAAAAGAATTTACAGTTTTAATTAATACACCAAATCAATTAGTATACAGCAATCTAAAAGTGCGGCCGTTTTTAAAACTTACACAACGCTCACAGTGGCAAACATTTATCAATGACAATGATGTGTTTACTACCAGTAACATTTATAGACCAAACGATCAATACTTCGGTGTACAGACAGAACTATCCATGCTGGTGTTTGCGGGCATTGAACAAAAATCTGCCGCAGAATATGTAGCGGCTATTGCGTTAAATCATAAACGTAAACGTTTCCATTTTGGAGAAGTTAAGAAAGCCTCTGCTATACTACCCGGGACTAATACAACAGTATATGAAGTAGTCTATATCGAGATGATAGATCCAATGGAGCCTAACGGAAAAAGACTGCCGATACAATTAAACAACATCGGGTTACAAACTAGAAAAATTACAGTTGACAACAGCACGGCTATATGGCAGGGAGGATTTCCTGCAGGCTTTGATCAGTTCGGAAGACCGTTAGAAGGTGTATCACAATCTATTAATTTACAACTCAATGGCGATAAGATTGATAAACTTGCAGTGGCCGCACCCGACAGTCAACGTCCCGATCCAATTATAACAGTTGACAGTGTTGGGTATAATGTAAGCAATCCAAATCCCGGAACATTTTATCCAAATAGTATTAGCAACTGGAGAGACAGGATTTCACAAGTTGGCACTAAAGAACGTAATTATTTGCCGTTATGGATGCGCAGTATACAGCCCGGAACTAGACAAGAATTGGGTTTCAAACTAGCAATACCCCTGTGCTATTGCAAAGTCGGCACAGCAGACGACATAATTTTAAACATAAAATACAGCGGATTTAATTTTAAATTATTAGATTACACCGCAGATAGATACATAATAGATTCTGTAGAGGGTCAAACAACCGATAAATACCTAGTATTTAGAAACGATAGGATAACCGTATGACAACACCATTAGAAGATAAAATTGCACTTATTGACAACACTTACCCAGTAGCTGGGCAAGATAACGACTCGCAGGGATTTAGAGACAACTTTAATAATATTAAAGACTCTTTAAGCCTGGCTAGTTCTGATATTGTAGAATTGCAATCTAAAGCAGTATTAAAATCCGGGATAGGAGTTGGAGGAATTGTAACCAACGACTTAGCCGGCAGTAAGATCACTAACGGAGAATTTAGAGAATTCTACGCCAGTGCATATTCAACTGTTGCTCCTATAACTGTAGGACAAGATATTGATTTAGAAAACGGCTCATTCCAATCTTTCGTAATGAATGCCAACATCGACTTTACTTTTAGAGGATGGCCCACTACTGGAAAATACGGAGTGGTTAGAGTATTGCTTTCTGCACAAAATCCTGCTGTTCCTAGAACAGCTACGTTTAACAGTTTCCAAGCGCAGGATATTTATTACGGTAATAGCGGAATAAATGATCAATTAACACCAGTTGATGAATTCACTGTTCCTGCAACTTATGTACGTCCAGTAGTTTCAAATAGCCCAGTTGCTTCTACAACGATAACACTAGGCGATGTTAACAATCTACGTGTAGGTATGCAGGTAATTTACACGCCATATGGTGGAACTCCTAATGGCGGAATTACAACTATTAATGCTATTAATCCGACAACTAAGGTAGTTACACTGGCTAACCAAGTTATTGCCGGAGTTGGCACACCACCGTCGATTGGGTCAGGTGACAATATTAAGTTTATATCTAACGGTGCTCGACTTATTGAAGCATTTACCTTTGACGGTGGTGAAAGTGTTTATATTTCAGTAGTTACAGATTATTAATGCATCCGTTAATCGATAATCTACATCTTCTTAAAGATTCGGAGATTGAAAATAAAATAAACGATCTCACTGGTAAGTATTTTACTGCCCGTAATTTTGAACTCCAACGACAAATAGTTATGGTATTGGATAGTTACAAAGAAGAAATGAGCAAAAGAAAGCAAGTTGAATACGAGAAAATGATGAATTCTCGCAATAAAGACCTTGACAAACTTATTAATGTAAGTTAAAATATAGGCTATGCGCCTAGACAAATATTCAAATCCGATTTTTGATGAAACTGATTTATTTGATGCCCTTTACAACGGGTACCAATTTAAACCCACTGATACATTGATAGTCACTGAGCGATCAGTTTCTATTAAAAATTTGGAAGAACAGCTTGGGTTTAAATTTTTAGAGCCATACGAAACTCATTTTAATATAACTGACTACGACAGCGCATGCCAAAGCATTTGGAACATGCCCGATGATTATAAATCTCTTGATATTGAAAATTGGTTGAGAGAACAATGCCCGCCTTGGGATCCAGAACATACTAGATTAGAAGAAGAGTTACAAGCGTACAAAGCAAGAAACATGCTAGATCTTCTACGCTGGCTTAAATATTTCGTAGATACATGCTCGAAAGAAGGTGTAGTTTGGGGATTAGGACGGGGAAGCTCGGTAGCAAGTTATGTGCTGTATTTAATAGGTGTACACAGTATAGATCCTATCAAATATAATTTGGACTGGCAGGAATTCCTGAGATAAGTAATACTATAATCGAGGAGATTAATATGGCAATGAAAGAACAACAACGTCAACTACACCGTAGTGCAAACGGTAAAATAGTCGATATGAACAAACTAGCTATGCAAAATGAAACAACTGTTGCGGTTGGTAACATTAGAGTAAATGCACGTGGTGATTTGTTAGGCCCCGGCGGCGCAATCATTAAGACACACGAGGAAGTTGTAGGCGAAACAAAACAAGGTGTGCCTGCTTCTGCTGTTAAAGCACGTAAAGATGTTTCTAATATGGATCCTGAAGGTAAAGAATGAAAGCTCAAGCAAGTAAACTTAGACCAATCCAAGCTCATATATTAGTTAGAGATATGAACTTTGGTGAGCAAAAGTCCGCAGGCGGAATTGTACTCAAAAGCGATGACGGTAAAAGCGAAGGTGTTAGACCTCGCTGGTGTAAGATATTTGCAGTTGGCCCGGATCAAAAGGATGTTAAAGCTGGTGAATGGCTTCTTGTAGAACACGGACGCTGGACTCGTGGATTAGAAGTTGAAGAAGACGACGGTACTAAATTTACTATCTGGCGTGTTGATCCAACTGGCATTCTGATGACAGCTGATGAAAAACCAGCAGGAATCGAATCTGGTGCTTTTACCACAGCATCACATGGTTCTGTGCATAATCCAGAAGACTTTGTCCACATGCGTTAATTTAAACGTTTGAGCAAAACAGGGCTTGACATAGCCCTGTTCTCTCCTGTATACTAAACAAAAAGAGAATCTCATGTTTATACTATTACTAATTGGCACATTGATCGCCGCATACTTTGCCAAAAAAGCGTATGATAATCATAAGATTGGTTGGGCTATGCTTTGGTCAGCTTTACTAGGTTGGGATCTCCACGTAATTTTAACAGGACTATAAGGAACTATTATGAGTACACATGAAGAAGCAGTACAAGATATCAAAAAAGCAAAAAGCGTTCTTGACGCACACGTAGTAGAAAGCAAAAAGTTTTTTACACATACAAGTGTTAGCATGATTAAAAGCGGTGTTAGAATTGCCGCCGGACTGGCACTTGTCGGCGCCGGTTGGTTAGAAATGAACCCATACTTACAAGCCGCTGGAGCACTATTAATAGTTGCAGAAATTTTAGGCATTGCTGAGGAACTTGTATGAAAGAACTGTGGGTAGAAAAATATCGCCCAGCAACGATTGATGGATATGTATTTCGAGATGCCCATCAAAAAGAACAAGTGCAAGGGTGGATTAAACAAAAATCAATTCCGCATTTGTTGTTTAGCGGTAGCGCAGGCATTGGTAAAACAACCCTTGCTAAAATTTTGTTCAAAGAACTAGATGTTAATGATCTTGACGTTTTAGAAATCAACGCAAGCCGTACTAACTCAGTAGAAGACGTTCGTGATAAAATTGTAAACTTTGTCCAAATGATTCCGTTTGGCGACTTTAAGGTGGTACTACTAGATGAAGCAGATTACTTATCCCCTAATGCACAGGCGGCTCTTCGAGGCGTTATGGAAGAGTATCATACTACTGCCCGTTTTATACTTACTTGCAACTATCCCAACCGCATTATTCCTGCTATCCACAGCCGTTGCCAAGGGTTTCATATTGAACGAGTGGACCTTACCGAATTTACTGCTCGCATTGCCGAAATTCTAATTACAGAAGCAGTTGAGTTTGACTTAGATGTATTAGACACGTTTGTCAAAGCAACCTATCCAGACTTGCGTAAGTGTATTAACACTGTACAAATGAATAGTCTAGATGGTAAGTTACATACTCCGGAGCGTGGAGATACTGGGCAAGCAGACTATAAGATTGAAATGGTTGCATTGTTTAAGGCAGGCAAAATTACAGAAGCACGTAAACTTGTTTGTAGTCAAGCTCGTCCAGAAGAGATGGAGGAAATTTATCGATGGCTATATGATAATGTGGCCATCTTCGGTGATGAACCTAAACAGAACAGAGCTATCTTGCATATTAAGCAAGGGCTAGTTGATCATACTTTAGTTAGTGATCCAGAAATTAATTTAGCGGCTACTTTAATTAGATTATCCGATCTATGAAACAACGATTAATCGATGCTTATATGAAAACTGCGGAAACATTTGCAGAGCTCAGTCATGCTCGACGATTACATGTTGGCGCTATTGTAGTTAAGGATGATAGAATTATTAGTATTGGCTACAATGGTATGCCAGCAGGTTGGGATAACGATTGTGAAGATGAAGTTGGACATGTGCTAGACGTTGATGAAAATGTTGTTGAAATTAGATTAAAAACTAAACCAGAGGTGCTCCATGCGGAAACAAATTGTATTGCGAAACTGGCTAAATCTAACGAATCTGGTCTGGGTGCTACTATGTTTATTACCCATGCTCCATGTTTGGACTGTGCCAAACTTATCTACCAAAGTGGTATTGGCAGTGTTTTATATAGGAACGCTTACCGGGATATTAGTGGCGTCTTGTTTCTCGAAAAGTCGGGCGTAACAGTTACACAAGTAAAAAAGGGCCCGTAGGCCCTTTTGTTGACTATCTAAAGCTACATGCTTTATTCTCCATAAACCGCTAACACCTCCTTCACGGCATTATGGCGTTCGATGTCCTTGTGGTCAAATCGTATAATATCGATATGTTCCAAATATTCCTTTTGTTCAAGTAGGTTGCAAAAATCAATCAGACCATTATCGCTCAATCGGTCTGCTTGTGCCAGATCTCCTGTAACTACCATTTTAGATCCTTCGCCCAATCGGGTCAACAGCATCTTCATCTGGTTAACAGTGGTGTTTTGACACTCATCTGCAATAATATATGCATTTTTAAAGGTTCTACCTCGCATGTAGGCAAGTGGGCTTATTTCAATAGTTCCATCCTCCAGCATTTTTGCTATGTCTTTGGCTTGATAATACTCTGAAAAGACGTCAAATATAGGACGGGTCCACGGTGCCATTTTTTCATTTAATGTACCTGGTAAAAATCCCAAATCTTCGTCTACACTAACGGCGGGTCTTGTCACAACGATTTTATCAACAATGCCTTCCTGAAACAGCTTGATCCCATATTGCACAGCCAGCATGGTTTTACCCGTGCCTGCAGGA